TTAATAATTTTAAATGCCCAGATGGCGAAATTAGTAATTAACATTAAAATCAATTTATGATAAAAGTAATTAAATATTATGAATTAAATCGAATTAGTAGAATATTAGTAATAGCAATAATAACATATATTATTGGCATTCTAATCAAAAGAGAATATGAAGAGTCCAAAACTGTATATAATTTTGTAGATTTACAAATGAAGTACAAGAATTATATATTAGTCAATAAAGAGAGAAGTATTACCAATGATGAAGAATATAAGTTCACATTACGTAATCCTATTACAAACCAAAATAGTACTGTATATGTAAAGTACTATCTATATCATCACGTATATTTTGTTGGAGATACTATAAAGTAACACTTTAATCAATAAAAGTATGAAAAGGGAAGAAATTAAAACTTACAAAGATGCTTGTAAAGTAATAGGTAGAAAGCCTAGAACTTATAAGGATAAGCATTTAAATTTGTATGAACAGCTTAGTACAATTATAGCTGCTCTAAATTTCATTAGTAATGATAATAAACCTTGGACACCTAAGTTCAATTATTGTTGCATCTATTCTTGGTTGTATAAAGAAGATGAACATAATAAATCTGCGGGTTTGTTCGATTTGGATTCTAGCGATGGGTTGGACTATTCCTCTGCTGATGTCGGGACTTCTCTGAAGATAAAAGAGAGAAAGGATGGAAATTATATAATAGAAAACTTTAAAGAACTACTACAAGATTGGTTTTGGGGAGATTAATTACTAATTTTAAAACATTATCAAAATGGAAAATGAAATGATGGCGAGACCTAAACCGCCAAGAATAATAGTTTGGGTAGTATTAATAACTCTTGCCTTAATAGGCATGATGGGAGCAATAATTTACGCAGAGCGTGAAAACATTGCTAATTTCTTAAATGGTGTGAACCAAGAAGAAGTACAAGAAGACCCTCAAGTTATCATTGAGGAACCTGTAACAACAATACAGGATATTCTCGATATGAGAGAGCAAATGAGAGAAGATAGAAGAGTTGATAGTGTATTTTTAGCTATGCCAAAGGTAGTATTAATTGATATTTTGATGCAACATGGTACATCATTGTCTATAAAAGACATAATTTACATATATGAATCAAACACATCAACGTATAACACAGTACTATCTGGAGCAAGAGCTCAAAAATATCTTGATGACTCTATACAAACTCATGTTATATCAACGATTGTAAATGACTCTATTCAAAATTAAAACCAAACCTTCTTTCTGTTTTAAATGAATATTAGAGTCTAGTATACTCAGTCTGTGAAGATAGAGTATACGTCCTCAGAAAATGACAAGCATGTGGGGCGTAAGTATATACAGCAAGGTTATCGTTTATCCTCATTTATACAGGTTAATTGCGCAACTGTAAAAAACGGGATTGATAGAATAAATGGTATATATGATCGTGCGGACGTTAAAACCATGTACTCCAATAAGATTTAGTTTGACAGCTATTTCTGCTTATGAGTTAAAACTATAGTGAGAGTCATAGTAAGTAACGATTGTAGTCGTTTATCTTTGTCTTATAACAAATGCTATAAACTATGTTGGCACTAACTTAATTAAATCCTGAGTGCCCAGGCGTCATTATTAACAATTTAAATTTTTTAGAAACATGAAAAAGATTGGAAATTTTTTATTTGTAGAACAATGTTTTATAGATACTGAAGAAACAAAACCTTGTGTTATTCACATTGATGCAATTGACAGTATAACATGCGGCAATACCAGTAAACTCGGAGAAGTTGTAGTAATAGAAACAGATAATACAAGAATTCTCTGCAACGATCCAGATAATTTCTTCACTGAATTTGAGAACTTAATTTCAGAGGAAGAAGAATGGTAGTCAATAAAGTAAAAGAAGGTCGTAAGTTAACTGAGATAAAGTTCAGTAACGACCACTATCTTGCAAATCTATTAGCTACTACTAAAGTACTTGGTATATCATTAGAACGAGCTAAAAAGCTATGTAGAACAGTACCAGGTAAAAGAGTAGGAGTTAATCCGCCTATTGAAATTATCAGTAAATTAAATACTGATAAACTATTTGAAGAATTAGAGGAATATGAAATAGAAGTATCTATCAGTATTCCTAGTAAATAACTTATCAAAAGCAAAATATGAAAGCAATTATTATTACATTTGAAGGAGTTATAAAAGATGATGATATTTTTGCATCACTATTAGCCTCCTATATAGAGAAACATATAAATACTGAATCTGTAAACATCCATATCCTATCAGATATAGATGTAACAAACGCTTTAATAGCTAAATGTTTAACTCCATCTGCTATAGCAGTAGATAGACCAGCTAATCCACAAATTGCAGTAGTAAAAGACTTCTGTAAGAAGATTATTGCATCTATTGGTTCACCTGCTCTCAAGACACGAGAGCTATTGAATTCAGAACTATGTAAGTTCTTAGTGCAACAGAATCGTGAAGTTATTAGTGTTCCAGTAAGTATTATTGCTAAAGTAAATACTACTTCTGCATATTACGAACATCGTAAGGTACTAAAGGAATACGGTTTATCCGCATTACCTGAGTTATTACGAGATATTAATCCTCTATTTAAATTTTATTAGTATGGCAAAGAAGAATAATGAAGATCCTCCAAAGGAATTTAAAAAGAAGCCAAAACATAAAAAGATGGAGCCCTATAATCGTAAGAAAGCATGGAAATAGATAATAATTGTCCTACACTTGATAATCACATCAACTGTAGTGAATGTACTCATGAGTGTAAACTCAGAATGCAACCAAAGAATAGTAAAGAAGTAGAGGTTCCGCCAGAGCCTCTACTTAATACTATATATTACTAATTTAAATTGTTAGTAAAATGGTGGATTCAGTCAACCTAAAGAACTGTTTAAGACTAGAACCCTAATGGAAATTGTTAATCAAGAGTACAATGGACTATACAACGGTCAACCACATTATATGTAGGTCAGGAGAAGGCAGGGAGTCTCCTGTTGAATAAGAAGTACAAATAGACAGGAACAGTTCTTTTTAATCATTACTTAAATTTATCAAAAAAAATATGAGTAAAACAAAACGTATAAAAGCTCTAAAAGAATTTATAGAGCTAGAAAAATTAAACAAAAATCCAGTACAAGAATATATTGACTGGGCTGAAGAGGAAATAGCTAAACTTGAAGCATACTTAAAGAAAGAGCATCAAAGAGTAACTAATTACCTTATTCTTACATCTATAAATCGTAAGAAACGAGAGACAGCTTATGAAAATCGTAAGCTGATAAAAGCAGGTGAAAGAGAAAGTTATCGTCAACGTAAAATTCGATTAAATCGAGAGCGTAGACAAGCACTTAAAACTGCTTAAGATGTCATATTATATGACTAACATAGTTATTACTCCTACTCTATACGAGGAGAAAAGATTAGAAGCTATATCATACTTTAGTAGATGTAGTAAAGAATCAGCACTAAAAATTCATAAGAAGAATAAGTACAGAGATATTAAATTAAGACTAAACATTATAGCAGTAGCTATAATAGAGGCTAAAAAGAGATATTTCAGTGATTGTTCTTTCATTAAGATTATATTATAGTGTTAAATAAATTTATTGTTAAATCAATTAAACTGTATTCAAAATGGCAGAAAAGAAAATGAACATCCTCTTAGAAGAGGTAAATGGAGAAAACATCCAAGATGTGATCGCTAACTCTAGTAAAGTAACTGAAGACATTGCTACCAAGGCAGCTGAGAAGATTGCTGAACGTCGCAAAGAGAAGCTAACTAATGAGTTAGTTGCTATTGTACAGAAATGTGAATTTACAGTATCCTCTGCGGTATTGCAGGTTCGCCGTTCTAATCGTACAAACCAACGTATTAAAACCTACCTGAAGGAATTATCTGCACTTGCTGAAGATATCAAGAGTGGAAATAAACCTGTGTCCGCATGGGATAAAGAAGCTCGCGAGATGAAGAAGCAGTACGATAAAGACCTTATTGAAATCGGTAAGAGTATTGACGAATCTCAAAAAGAACTGCGTGATATCTTCCCGGATTCCTGGCAGTGGACATACGATGAGTTAGTACCCGGTGTAAATCGTCGCTAACTCAAAACAAACAAAATAAAAGAGGTTCCAAGCTTAGAATCTTTGAATCAATAGCTATAGTATGTGAGTCGGAAATAGTTCTTTTGAATTCTAGGGCCTGAGGCATACAAAGACCTGAATTAACAGGTCTCATACAGAATTTTTAAATCAGTTATGGGGAACTACCGTGAACTACTGATCATAAGTCTGAGATCGCGACAATAAGATTGTCCTCTAGAGATAGAGAAACGCCTTAGTCGTGACATCAAGTTAGACTGAATGATATGAATCTTTGAATCGTTTAAAGTATATAAAAATACTTTAACTATCATTCGTATATCATCAAGATCAGTATAAGAGAACTAACCATTCTCAAGACCATAGGGTATACAACTTTGGTCGGTTGTATACCCACATTGACTGTTAGGTCTATGAATCAGTCGTTTGGACGAGGGTTTGATCCCCTCCAGCTCCACTCACTATGACGTCTAAGGTGACTTCTATTGCTAGCGTTTCCCTCGAAGTAAAATGATAGGAAACGCATATGGGGCTGAATGAATTTGACAGCGACAATGTGAAGTAGAATAGGTCAATATGCAGATAACTGGCAATACAAGTTATGTAATGGACTACACTGGTATCGCAGCGTGATAACAGAGTCCAACGGCTAAGCTAATGTCGTAGAAAGCTGGAGCATATCAGGCTAGATCAGACGTAGGGGCTGTGAAGGGTTCGATTCCCTTCAATGCTACAATATTAAGTTTAATCAATAAATTAATTTGAAATGGGATTAATGAATTTTATTAGACAGAATCTTCCAGAATCATGGGAGAAAGCTGCAACAGAGATGAGAATGAAGACTGAATTAATAACTCGTCTTCATAATGTAGTACCTCGTGCTTATAAGAATAAGTATCACTACAAAGAAGGTATATCTTATATTAGAAGAGTATTCAACACTAAATGTGATATAATACATTTAGTAGACGCTACTGATATAGATATCACTAAATGGAATGAATTAAGTAGTAAAATAAAAGAATACGAATATCAATGCGTGTAAGATATTTTGCTTGGTTTGACTCTAAACATGAAAGAACAGAGTTCATTAACTTGCTCAGGTCAGCTAAATCTGACATTGATGCAGTTAATAAAGTGATGCAAAAATATCCAGAGTTAACTTTATCAGAAGTATCTGGAATAGTAAATAACTTTAAAAAAGAAATTAATCAACCATGAGACTCAATCATCCTGGTATCTACAGAATTGTAGGTGAAAACTTTGAACTTCTTGCTAATATAATTGGAGAAGTTCCTTGTATGAGAATTACTTCTGCACTATTGGTTAATGACCTAGTACAGAAAGGAGAATTCACTATACTTCCTGAAGACTCTATTGAAATTCAGAGTGTATTAGCAAATCCTGACAAATTTGTTTTTCTAGAGTATGAATACTCGGAAATATGTTCATTACCATCTTATCGTCAATCGATACATGGTACAAAAATGCCTAATATAACTGATGAACAGTTAAAGACATTTACTAATAAATACCTTGAAGATATTGGAATATATGGGAGAGGTGTAGCTGCAACTAAAGCTTATATATTAGAAACTACAGGCTGGTCATTAGCACAAATTAATGTAGTACTAATGAAAATAGCTAAAAGAGTAAAGCAGCAATATGTTAATTTATAGTTTGACAAACCATATATATACCACTTGGGGAGTTAAATATAGTTCATTTAACTGGCGACCTGAGTGGTATACCTTTTTAAGAATACAAAAAAGGGAATTAAAAGAACTAGAATTTCATGAATCTTATAAAGTTCAAACTGTAAAATATTTAATATTTTGGTTTGATAATAGGATAATACAAAAGATAGGAGTCGATAAAGATTTAACTCTAAAGGTTCGTATAAGAATATTATGTGGATTAATTAATAATACTCCTACTAGTGTACTTACTAGACCTATGAAAATAGAATTCATGGAATGTATATGGGATACTTATAATAAATTCTACAAAGATTGGTATGAATATTATTGTAGGAATATACTAGAATTGCCATTTTAAGCTTATAGAGGTTTGATCGCCTCTATAAGTACTAATAAAAGTTTGAGGGCTGTGACCTACATGACACTGAGATTAGATTAAATTCTGACAGTAGAGCAGCAGTGTGGAAGGATGGTGTGTCAAACAAAACTTTATAAAAGCCCGTAATTATGACAGATGAAGAAAGACAACAGCTTTTAGATCTGATCAAGCAGGCTAAAGAAGGTAAACAATATGCCTTCACACAGCTTTATAATCGTTATCACAGAATTATATACAATACTATATATAATATTGTACACAATAAGGATGTAACAGATGACTTAGTATCTGTAACGTTTACTAAAGCTTTCTTTAAGATAGCTAGTTATATTAATCATATTTCATTTGAGATGTGGTTAAAAACTATCGCTATAAATAGTAGTATTGATTATATACGACGTACCAAAAAAGAGAAGTATGATTATGAATTAGATAATGATAATAACTGTCTACAGGTAAGCAGTTCGGCCGACAGCTCACCAGAGGATTTGTACATATATCATGAGACAGATAGTAAGTTATCTGACGCACTAAGCAGACTTCGCTATAAGTATAGGTATATACTTGAACTACGCACAGTTCAGAATCTCTCTTACAAAGAGATTGCTGAGCATCTTGAACTCTCTGAGTCTCAAGTGAAATCTCGCCTTAACAAAGCGAGAGAGAAATTAAAACAATTGTTAAACTAAAAACATTTACTAATTATGACACCAGCAATTATTGGTCTACTAACTGTAGCATTTATCCTTGCGCGATTATTTCGTAGTACAGGAATGTGGTGGAAACTTGTTTTCGCCATTATGGCTGGTCTATTAGTAGGTATTTTGAGTAAGGAAGTAGTTAAGTCAGATAATGATAAAACTACTTCTCTTACTAGTTTAGTTAGCACCATGAGTAATGATGATGCTTTAACATGCATGCAAAGCTTAGTAGCTACAGTGACAGAAGGTACTACCGTTCGCCTTACTGGGGTTGCAGGTTACATTGTTAAAGATGAAGAATTATTCGATGCACTAACTAAAAATAATACTTTTACTAATGGACGTGACTCACCAGAAATAGAGGATGATAGTTAACTCTTAAACTAATCTATCTTTTTAATTGTACTTAATAATAACTTTTATTTTAACACTTTAAAACATTATCAAAAATGGCAAAAGAAATGAGTAAGGCTGAAAGAAAGGCAGCCTTGAAAGCAGCAAAAGCAGCAGCAAAAGCTGAAGCTAAAGTAAACAACACTGAGAACAAGAAAGAGGAAACTAATCCTCAGGTAGATAACAAGCCGAAAGATGCTAAAGTAGAGGATGCAAAGAAAGCTCCTACTACAGCTAAGGAAACTAAGGTTCAGGCGAAGAAGGATGCCCCTAAAAGTCCGGATAAGCCTAAAAAGAAGGAAGAGAAAATTCCTACAATCATTCCTGAAGATGCAACAGGTAAGAACAGCCCTGAAAAGAAAGCTGTAGAACGTGCTGCAAACCTTATCACAGGAATTCCTACGGCCGGTATACCTATTGGTTCAAGAGAATCATCTGTTGATGGTAAGGCTATGTTAGCATTTGTAATGCAACAGCGTTATGCTAACAATGAAGAACTCAAGAAGCAATATCCTGAGTTATATGCAGACATCAATCGTAGCATTGATGTAGTTACTTTGTTAGCTCTTGTCGATGTACGTCAAGACTTGTTCGACCGTGGTGAACGTGGCGAATTGCAGTTACAGATAGCTGCAGACCAAGTATTACCGCTGCAAAGTATGGCAGAAATGCTAGGTATTAAACTAGCTCCTGCTAAAGCTCTGCCTGGGAACGATGGACAAATGTCTATTAACTTCTCAGAAAGTGAAGTACCTACAGAACTTGCAAACAGCAAGCCAAAAGTAGAAATTCCAGAGCTTGATCCTAACAAGATTGCTAATGATGAGGAATTGAAAACTGCCCTTAATTACCTCATCTCTAAAGAGAAAAATGTGGCAGAAAATATAGTTAACACTGTAGAATGGTATCGTGTATATCGTGGCCTGAAAGAAACTGATGCAGATAAGAAGCTTGCATTAGACGAGAAGACAGTTACAGATTGGATCAATGAGATATTCTCTATTATCCAGCCTACAGCTATCTTGCGTGGTTTAGGTCGCGCTGTATACTTATATACTTCACAGACAGGTTCACCGTGTATGGCTCACTCTATCATGCATACGCACATGTCTAAAGCCGGTTGGAGTGAAGAACAAGTAGCAGAAGCATTACGTGCTTTAATTGGAGAAAACTTCCGCTATAAACTGAAGGATGATCCTGAAGCAAAGCCGGAAGAAGATAAAGCAATTAATGCTATTACTGGCTTACTGGGCAATGACTACATTGATAAGTTATTTGCTGACTATACTATTACTACTGATGGTGTAGAAGACAGTAAGAAGACTGAACTTGAAGCTGCACGTGAAGTTGCCCGTAAAGTTCTAGGGAGTATTCGTACCAATTACTTTGACAAACAGAAGGAGACTCCTACGCTTGATAAGATGCGTATGGTTGTAGGTCAGATTATTAATTTGTATCGAGACCCGGCTGATCGTCTTGCAGAGTATTGTCAAGGAGATTTAATAGCTCCAAAGGAAGACGAATATCCTAAGAATGAAGAGAAATCTGAAGGGACTGAAAAAAAAAACTAAACTGGTTTAAAAAGTTTCTTTTAAAAATTCATATCTTAGAAGAATAACCATTCTAATAAATATCATATCAAATGAATAATAGAATGTTAACTGTAGTTGGAATGTTTGTTGTCAGTGTATTCATTGGTAGGCAAATGTTCGCAACTACAGAAGTTATACAGGCGCAGCCTGTTATACCCTCTATAGTGGAGTTACCTAACTTCCCTAAAGTAATAAAAGAGGAGAAAAAGTCTGTAGATGAGATAGATGTCGAGGTAGACTTATCTACATTAGAAGTATCCGTGAAAGGAACAACAGACGCAAAAGTGAATGTAAAAACTACTGGCGAACCAAAGCCAGTAGTTAAGTGGAAAACTAAAGTAATAGAGAAGACGAATTCAACAGGATATCCGAAAGTAAAAGCTATAAGTAAGGTATCTGATGACGAATCACCGACAACTCCATTAACAATAGTAGATAAATATGAACAATAAAATTATACTTCAACAAATGATACGTTTATCACGTATTATTAAGGACTCAAGAGAAGCAAGAGCTAAATTGAATTCTATTCAAGCTCAAACTGAATACTTTATAGTAGAAGGTAATCAGTCTACTTTTATTAGAGACCAAGCTAACAGTAGTATAACTAATTGTTTATATGTAGAACAGTACTTACGTTCGTCTGTAAGTAATGCTTGTAAATGTTTGGATGGTTTTGATGCTTCAAAAATGGAGCCAATAGACTACATCAGTAGTAGTGATGTAAAAAATAAGTTTGTCGACATATGTCTAGGTAAGAAAGTAGTAGCTTCTATTAATCTTACCACTGGTGAAATAATAAGCATCAATACACCAAAACAAGGATTAACGGCTAAAGATGACAGCCCTACGGTAAAAAGTTAGTGATAATAACCGTATAATAAATACTATAATTATATCACAGTTCGAGAGGAGCAAAACTATAGCGTAAATCACTCCGAGGAAGTCATGCGGTAAGGTATATAATAATACTGGTCGCACCTGTCAGGGAGTTTGGAATCATTTCTCCATAGCCCGAAAAGTTACATGATCCGAGAATATGTTAGCAGCTAAAACTGTGAGATTACTCAAAAGGTAGGATGTTAGCTTATGTAATTGAAAACTACATAAGAGGGGATAAGTGTGTACAATCCTCATTAGGAAGTGAGAACCGTTTGGGGACTTCTAAAGACACAGTACTAAAGAGAAGACACACTAAGTACTAAACAGTACAAAGGGAACGAAATCCCTATATCCGTATTAGTTTATCAAAAGCAGAATCAAAAAGGGATATAAACACGATGACGAAACAGGAGCAATACGGTTCCTGACTTATTCCTTTGGAAAGAATAAGTAAAGCCGAGAGGCAAAGGTTAGTTTCACCTTAAGAAGCAGCCAGCTCGTGGAAAAAAAGAGATTGCAGATAACGCATTACCGGTCTCCAAAATCGGTTAACAAAAGCGCTACTGTGCGTCCAGAAAGGAAAACAGGCTAACTCTAGTGTTCAGTATACATCAGCTGTGATGCAATATGCAATTGTGGATATTGGAACTTATACTTATGAAGGGAGTAAATTACTAATACTAATGTAAGGATAACCGTGTTATGGTACATACTTATACAAAGTAAGGATATGAAAGCTGGAAACGCAATGATCCAAGAATTAAACATACAAACGTTAAAGCTTGACTGATTATCGTGGAACAGGAGCCAATCCTGTACATTATCGTAAATAGTGTGCTGTAAAAGAACTTACGTATAAGGGATGAGGTATATGAGATTGATACCGTCTTTCAAGTCTAAGGTGACTCATGAGTTTTGTCGTGTAGATGAGTATAATATATGAGAAATGACGAGACTAAAACATAATAGTCTAAAATGCGAGTATGAGGGCGCTATAACCCTGAACTTAGAAGCGAACACCTTTAGCAAGTGTTATTACGTGATAATAAATAAGATTAGGAGATGCAGAGGAAACTCCTTGTAAAAAACGGCAGAGCTTAAGCATTTCAAGATATGTAAATGCCTTTGGTTTATTATACTAGTTCATACCAGAATTTTGGATAATAAACATCGTTATGGATTAAGGAAGTAAATAGAGTTATTAAAGATGCTTTAGGGTTAGAATCCTAAAACCAGTTTAGTAATAATTATAGTATATGATGATATGCTTAATGAATCAATTTTACTTACGCTGAGTAGAGTCAGCTATGACAAAATGAACTCTAATTGTTTAACTTTTTAATTAATTGGGAAGTCCAATGGAACTGTAAACGCTGAGACTACCGCTCGTAAGAGTAGTGTGAGTAGACAGATCACCACCCCGACTGCCAACCGACATTGCTGACTGTTAAGACACTCGTAAAGTACAATGCGCAACATTGTATGTGAGAGAACGCTGAATCGTTAGTTACCTGTGTTGTTTCTTACACTGTCTCTGTAAGGACAATAGTACACTTATGATGAGAGTATTCCATAAGCAAACAAGGAGACGATGATAGGTGGAAATCCTAATGTTCGTGCAGTATAAACAAACAAATCCTGGAAATGGTATAGATGGGTCATGCTATAAGCAATGAGTCTATGATTTTAGTAATGTTAGATTAAACAACCGTAATTCTGACGAATTTCGATAATACCGGACATACTCAGTAGGTTCTAAGGAACTGATGATAAAGTAGCTTATATCGCATCTAATCGCGTTATACGCTTACGGTGAGGGGTGCGTTAAGCATCGAAGGAATTGAATCTTAACCGTCGAAACGGGACGTTAAAACAAAAAAATATCAGAAATTATCAGAAGTAACTCACAGAGTATTTCTCATAAATTTTCAATTTATTATTTTTATGCTTAGTAGATTATGTGATTGAGTTCACCTATTCCAATTTTGAATAGCTATTAAATAATCGAACGGTGGAGAGATTTTATCAATTTTTTGTATAACTATGTTCGTATTGGTATATCAAGTACGGACTCAAAAAGGAACATTTTTATGGAAAATAATATTAATGGAGCTAACACTCCGGGTTTAGCAGCTCAAATTTTAGCTCGCTATCGGCAAACAGCCCAGAAGTTTGGGCCTTTCTTTGGACAGCAGATATTTACAATCGTAGCACAGACTCCTGACCTTAAGTGGAAAGAAGATGTAGCTACAGGTAAGAATACTTTCCGTCAGGAAGTAAAAGCTTATATTCTCAAGGCTATTGATGTTGAGTCAGTTAGTTTACTTGAGAAGGATGTTGATGGACGTCCGAAAATCATCTTGAATGAAAAGAAGAATGATCCATCATTAGTCTTTGAGCTTGCTGATCCTGAATTTACTAAAGCAACCCGGCAGAATGTAATTGAATGTATTGAACGGTTGAGTAAACCAGGCTCCAAGCCTATGTTCTTTACAGCTGAAGAACTTCCTATGTTGAATGACTTAACTAAGTTATCCAACCAGAGTGTGTTGAACTTCTATGAAGAGATGACACGTAAGTGTATGCAGTTAGCTGAAACTGTCCGTAGTTATATGGATATGAATCAGCGTATGCAGGTTGAGTATTTACGGCAGTGCGGTTTAGATAATCAGGAAACTGAAATTCACGTAACTGCTACGATTACTGAAGAAAAATAGTAGAAGCTTATGAACGGCAGACTTTCTTCATTACGTGTAGAACTTCTGCGAATTCTAATATGTTCTGAGCCAGCCATATTGTCTAAAATTCAGATTTGGAATGGAGGACGTACCGAAACGCCTAAAAAAGTAAGTATTAGAGAAGATGGACGGGTCTTTCTATTTTACGGAAGTGGGCCATTATGGTGGCAAAGATTATTTAATACTTATGAATCGGTAAGTATTATAGATGCTTCTATTAGTATAGCAGATGCAATTACTGGGTCAAATTCGACTCGAAATGAATATGCCTTTGACGAAATTACTAAAAGTATAATTGATGAGGCAAAGAAACGTAAGGATTTCGATTGTATAGTTGATATTTTGTTTGATTGTATGCGGAATTGTTCAGATGGGGAACTACATTCTAAATGGATTAATCAAGAGAATATCAAAAAATATGCAAGAGAAAATGGTATAACCAACGTTGAAGACATTAACCTTGAAGGGCTTAATGGAATAGTTGGAATTAAGACTGGTGGACGGGTTATCCCTATAGTACTCGGCCAGTTAAGAAAATTTAGAAAATATTGATTTGGATATTATCTTAAAACAACATAATTTCATAGTACTGAATTGGGTACTATTTATAGTAATTACTGCTGAATTGGGCAGTTGTTACTACACAGTCCCTTAACTCAATTGAATAGAGTAACACACTTCTAATGTGTAAGTTATGGGTTTGAATCCCATAGGGACTACTACTGGTAGATGTAGTTTGGTCGAGTATTTAACATTTAAAAACATTAATCAATATGAAATCAATTACATCAATATATTTGCTCGGAGATAAGAATAAAGGTAAAATCGGTCGTATTAAAGAAATTTCTAATGAAATTACTTTCTATTGGAATAAGATTAAAGAAGAAAATGTTATTCCGAAGAAAGCTAAACGTAATTATGACTTAAAAGAGTTACTCCAGAAGATTGAAATTCTATCTGAAGAACGTACCTTATTAAAACTGTATATGCAGTGTATTAATATGGGTTATAAGAAGTTTACCGAATTATCTAAAGATAACAACTATCTTAATATCTTTACTTTATATGAAAAGACTGAACAGTTATTTCACTTAAGTAAGATTAAGACTCTTGATCCGAAGCTTAAACGTTCTAAAGGAAAGAAGAACCTAGATAAAACTGAAGAGCTTACTTCAGCTTATATTGCAGGTTTAAAAAATAAACTGCAATTAGAAATTAACAAAATCAATAAAGATATTACAGATTTTAATGAGAAAGCAGAACTTAATATTGAAGCTCCTGCTTTATCATTAGCTGCATAAATATGAAAGAAATTAGAAAAGCAATTTATATAAGAAAGAAATTTTGGGAGTCTAGTTCAGCTTATGAGAATAGAGTTAATATTCTTATAAACTGGGCTAGTAAACATCCTGAAAGAGAATTAAGTAGTATAGGTGTAGGTACTAATACTACTACTATATTTTATTGTGAAATGATAAAGGAAGAAAATTCTACCATAATAAAAGGATTTTCAAGTAAATAACTTAATTATCAAAAATTATGAAAAAGATATTAGCAAAGAAAAATAATAGAACCGGTATAAAGAATCATAGAAGTAATAAAAATAAGTTTCGTAGAAGCTATAAGGCTTATCAAATAATGACGGTAAGCAAGAAACCGGGACCATCTGGAGTCATTAAATATGATGAGAATGGGAAAGTAATAGGATTTGTAAAGTGGGCAGGAAACAAGAAGCAGTCTGAATATACTACTAAAGTAGCAAAAGATGCTATGAATGAAAACAAATCTATAAAACAATCTAAAAAAGAATTAATCAAGAATATTCTTATGAAAGCAGGATATGATCCTACAATACGATATACCCGTAAAGAGAAGAAACATTTTACGCGTATAGTTAAGAACAATATGTTCACTAAACCTAAGGGAGTTACGTTAACAACTGAACAAATCAAAGAGAAAATAAAAGCTGATAAACTTGCAAAGAAATCTATGCAAGCTAAATTTGATGAATCAGTACGTAATAATCCTTTAACTCCTAAAAAAGGTAAACAGATGGCTCCTAGTGCCGCAGAACTATCTGTTAAAGAAAAGCCTAACAAGAGAAACTTTCAATATGCTATACAGAGAAAATGCTCTGATAATGATATGAAAGTATACGATTTTGCTACTGGAAACTTTGAAGCATCTACTAGAGATGAAGCAAAGAGTAAAGCTGCTAAATTAGCTAAAAAGTACAAGAAAGATACATCATTCACAGGAGTAACCGTAAAGGATATTGAAGGAGATAACAGTATAACTTACTACAGTCGTAATAAGTTATTAGCAGCATAAAAACTAATAATATTTCTGTTTCCATGTTTTAAACTGGTTTCTCATGTAGCTCAGTGGTAGAGCCGCTACTATGTAGTGTGATTGCGTTGGTTCGAGTCCAACCATGAGATCTAACTTTAAATGCTTATAATATGATTATACGAGGAAAGATAGTCTACGTATATGATATTGAGGTATTTCAAAATATCTTTCATTGTTCGGTAAAAAATACAGAAACAAACGACATCTATAAGTTTGAGATATCAGAGAGGAAAAATCAACTAAGAGAATTAGTTAAATTCTTTAAACAAGTAGATAAATACATTACTTGGGGAGATTATTATACTACAAATATTAATATTCCAACTAATATTATATTTTGTGGCTATAATAATTTGCATTATGATAATCCTATAATTAATTATATAATTGAGTATGAGGATAAATTAATGCAATATAATATACCTACTATATGTAGTTCTATATTTAATCTAAGTAAGACTATAACTGCTTCAAGTGAAGATAATATAGATGCATGGAAACATTGGAAGTATCAAATATGGTTTGATACTTTTGATATTCTTACTATGTTATATTCTAATAAACTTAGAGTAGGTTTAAAGGAAATACAAGTAACAATGCAATATCCTAATGTACAGGAATTTGTATGTGATTGGACTAAACCACTTCCTTTAGAAGATTTTGACTCTATGATAGATTATAATATCAATGATATTGAATCTACTTCAGAATTACTAAATAGATGTAAGAAAGACGTTGATTTACGAATCGCTATTGAAGATGAATATGGAGTAAGAGTACTCAGTAAAGACGGTGTAAACATTGGAATGAAGATTTTAACTCAGAAATATCTAGAAAAGACAGGTTTAACTTGGCAGGATATTAAAGATTTAAGATCTCCAATGAGCGTAATACCATTGAAAGATGTAATATTACCATTTATTAAATATGATAGTCCTATTTTACAAAGAGTATTAGATGATATGAAAAATCAGATAGTATCTCCAGGTAGAAAAGGATATGAAAATAAATTTGTATTTAATAATTTACGCTATTCTGTAGGAGTAGGAGGTATTCATTCTGTGAATAGTCCTGAAATCATTATTCCTAGAGATGATGAAATGCTTATAGATATAGATGTAGCTTCACTATATCCAAGTATGCTTATAGAGTATGAATTCTATCCTAAACATTTAGGTAAAGAATTTTTAGAAGTATATAAGCAAATCAAAGATGAGCGAATTGAAGCTAAACACAATGGTGATAAAGTAAAGAACGAAACTTTAAAGTTAGCTTTAAATGGTTTATCAGGTAACTTACAGAATGAACATAATTTCTGTTATAGTCCATTTGCAGTAATGCAGATTAGAATTAATGGACAGTTGCTATTACTTATGTTAGCTGAAAAATTAACTCAAATTGGATGCCGAATCGTCCAAGCAAATACTGATGGTTTATTTGTTTTACTAAAGAAAGACGTATATTCTAAAGTAAACAGTATTTGTAGAGAATGGGAACAGCTTACTAAACTTACTTTAGAAGAAGATCGTTTTAAAGCAATGTATCAATATGCTATTAATGATTATTTTGCTATTACTGAAGATAACAAAGTAAAAGAGAAAGGGATGTTTATTACTGCTGTAAAATTAGGTAAAGGATTAACTCCAAAAATTATACCTAAAGCAATAATAAGTTTCTTTAAAGATGGAATACCAGTTGAAGATACAATTAAGAATTGTACAGATATAAGAGATTTTCTAATGTCTGAGAAAACTGGTAAACAATGGCATGTTGAATATATGAACGAGGAGCAACAGAGAACTAATCGTTTCTACGCATCTACTAATGGAGGATACTTATGGAAATGGAAAGATACTGGCCATAAAGAAGGTGAAATTATAACATACACTGAGCCATATGTAGGAGAACATAAATATAAGGCTTCTGCAAGGCAGTATCAGAATATGCTAACAGCATCTGGCGTTACTCTTCTAAATAAGTTTGATGATAAACCAATTGAAGAAAGAAAGATTAATTATAGGTATTACATTATGGAAGCCTATAAGATAATCAGAGATTTGAAACCGTTACAATTGAGCCTATGGGATTAACAGAGGCTTATCAGATATATTTCAGACAAACCATAAGCTTATATAATATATAAGACTATGATTTTAGAAATAGACACTTCTATCTTAGATAGAATACCAACTTTATCTATTAATCAATTAGTATTCCTAACACTTGTATTGAATGATATCAAAACAATCAATCAAGACATTCAGAGACTTCTCAGCCTAGTTAATGAAGAAGAAATACAAGAGTTAGAGACTCAAGGTTTAATTTCTATCCAATATGATAGAGATACCCAAGTCATAAGTAAAACAGAAAAACTAGAAGAACTTCTTAAAGAAGATAAAGCTATGTTTGATATGTTTTATGACCAATTTCCAGTTTACGTTATGAGACCTGATGGAACTAAAGGATTTCTCAGAGCTAATGTAAACAAATGTAGGAAAGAATATAATCGTATCATAGGCAAGTCTAAAGCAATGCATGAACACATTATGGATTGTTTAAAATATGAAATAGATGAGCGTATGCGTACAGGTAAAATAGGTTATATGAAGACTATGTGGAAATGGCTCACTCAACATGAGTGGGAAACTATTGAGGAACAAATGAAAGTAGAAACTCCTAACCAAAATTACTATAATTATGGAACAGATATCTACTAAGACACTAACATTTAGACATATATCCTCTGCTACTAATGAAGCAGTAGAATATATCCGCAAGAGAAAGAATCATGAGATTGTTTCTTTACGTACTAGATGGAGTAAGTTTAATAAATCCTGTATGGGAGGCATTGAACCTAATACCATATATACTATTGTAGGTATATCTGGTAGTGGCAAAAGTTCATTTGTAAATACGCTTGAAAGCGATTTAATAGACTTAAATTCTAATCAGGATGTAGTAGTACTTAATTTTTCATTTGAAATGTTAAGTTCTAGACAAGTAGGTAGAAAATTAAGTAGTAAGTTAAGGCAAACTACTGCTCAGCTATATAGTTCTAGTAGTGATTTAGACAATACACTATTAGAAGAAGTAGAACAAACCTCTCAACAGATAAAATCATATCCGATATATTATGTAGATACACCGGGTACTGTTGCAGATATAGCATCTACCATTGATTACTTTTACGAAAATAAAGCTAAAGGCAAGAAGTTTGTGATTATACTTGATCATACTTTGCTTGTTGAAGGTCAAAATCGTGAAAGTGCACTACAAGTGATTTCCGATTTACAGAAACTGTTTATTAGAGTAAAAAAGTTTCCAGATACTACAATAATACAGTTATCACAGATGAATCGTAATATCGAAAATCCTGAAAGAATTAATAATCCATCTATGCATTATCCAATGCGTAGCGATATATCTTCCGCTGATACTATTTTTCATGCATCAGATTACGTTATATGTATTCATAGGCCAGAATTACTCAATATACAGAGTTATGGACCAAATCGTCTACCAGTAAGAGATAAGGTTTACTTGCATATTCTAAAGAATAGAGATGCAGGTGAATGTTCTATACTTGAGTTTGATAATGACCTTAAATACAATAACTTAATTGAGACTATAAGAGAAGATGAACCAGTAAGGAAGATTTCGTTTAGTAATAACAATTAAAAAGGCTGAAAATTATGAAATCATATACATTTACATTACCGAAAAATACTAAGAGTGCAAAAACATATAAGGAGTCTTTAATGGACCGAGTAATTAACGCTTATCCTTGGATGACTGTAGAAAGTAAGAGTGATTATCCTTCCTGCAGTTATGGCATCGAATATGCTGGTGCAGGTGATATTATTACTTTAGGTTTAAGTAAGACTCATAATATTGGATGGTTGCCGAAGGAATGCGCTAATTGTCCGTTTAAGTGTTGGGGAGATAATGTAATTAATTTCGATTTAGAAACAGAATTCTTCAAGGCTATTAATGCACTTGATATTTATGCAAAGGAACATTGTCCGTTTGATGTTGACTATGACTTTAAAGATGAGTTTGGTACTCCGGTTAAAATCTTTGATAACTTCGTACAGATTGGTTATGAAGTAATTCCTATTGCATTTGGTTCTTTGAACTATTTAAAACCGAAGACAAAGAAAACTATTATCGATATCACGATTAATATTAAGAAACGTGGTTTGTTTTAATTAAAATATCTTATTCCATATTATCAGAGATTATCAGAGCTTTATCAGAGGAATACAAAAATAGAAGCTTTTATGATTGTATTACCAAAAGAAAAAGTAAAAGCTAAAGTAGAAAATCCTAGATTTTTGATTTTATTTGGTAAACCAAAAGCTGGGAAAACTACTTTAGTTGCAGCGCTGGATAACAATCTAATTATTGATTTAGAAGGTGGTTCAGAGTTCTTAGAGGCATTAGCTGTTCAAGCTAGATCTGTAAAAGATTTAGGTGATATAGCTAATGCAATAAGAGAGATTAAAAAGGAAACTGGTAAATATCCTTATAAATATATTACTATAGATAATGCTACACGTCTAGAAGAGATGTGTATGAGCTTTGCTATACAGCTTTATAAAGCTACTCCAATGGGTAAAAAGTACGAAGGTACAGATTTAAGAACATTACCTAATGGGTCTGGTTATTTATATATAAGACAGGCTGTAAGAAAAGTCATCGACATGTTCCGTGGATTATGTGATAACTTTATACTTATTGGTCATACTAAGGATAAGTTGATTAATAAGAATGGCGAAGAAATGGCAGAGATGTCTCTTGATTTAGTAGGCGCATTAGCAAATATTATATGTGGTGAAGCAGATGCTGTTGGCTATGTATATAGAAAGAAGAATGAGACGCATATCTCATTTGAAGGCGGAGATAATTCTGTTATTGAAGCTAGAGCACCTCATTTAAGAGGAAAGAATATAGTAGTAGCAGAGAGTGATGAAAATAATAACATTACTGCTTATTGGAATAAAGTTTATTTACCTGAATAATTAAAAATAAGATATTATGATATTTAGTACAGAATTAGCAAATGAAGTAAAGTTGTCAGATAATAGTAATAATACTAAGTACTTGGAAGCAGGTATTCATGACAATGTTAAGTTTGTATCCGCAAAGTTTGCAGAGTCTCCTACAGGGAAGAAGTTCATTGAATTTACTTTTGAAAAAGATGGTAAGAGTCTTGTTCATACTGAATGGGAACCAGCTGTTCGTGAAGGCGATACTGAAGAACAGAATCAAAGTAAAGCTACTAACCAGGTAACTCGCATTATGCGTATACTTAAGTGTTTCTATCCTAAGAATGTATTAGCATTCAGTGGCAGTTCTTATAAGGAGTTTGCTAACTGGGTAGTAACAATGCTTAATAGTGCTAATAAAGATATTTTACTTAAAGTAAAGATAGTTTATAATGATAAAGGTTATACTACACTTCCTAGTTATGTCAAGTTTGCCTCTATTGAGCCTATGAATATTCCTATGGGTTTCTATGAAGAAGGTAAGAATGAAAGCATGATTAGAGAAATTACAGGTATTGATCAGTTTACTAAGCCGATTATTGCAGATAAGGAAGTTAAGGAGGATAATCCTCTTACTACTACTGCAAGTGATCAGCCTAGTGATGATTTACCTTTCTAATAGTAGATAACTCTTAAGCTGCCTACGCTAGGCACTGGTGAAAGCTTTAACATTTGCGTAAGAGGATACAGGGAAACCGGTAATCAGTCGTAATGGGCTATGAGCTTACAGTATCCTGCCAGAGTAATATAGCGATACGTGAGTAGCATGCCGCTATGTGAGATAAGAAGCAATCGACGGTAATACGCCGAATGTGAGGTGTGACGGAGGCATCAAAATTCATAGAATAGGGATAGCATGCACTCACGTTTTCATGATAGTAATGGTTAATTAAGGTTCGATTCCTTAGCTATCGCTAAAATATATCATATGATTTACGATACAACAAAAATAAAAGATAATATAAGTATTACTTTAGATTGGATATTATCTAAAGTAACTGAGTATGATATATATGCAGCGTATATTGGTAATTTTAAAGTAGGCATGATATATAATTCACCATTAAGAAAGGATAAGACACCTTCTTTTGGATGTTATTATAGTAAAAAAACTAAACAGTTAATGTTTAAAGACCATGGTACTGGAGAATGTGGTAATATAATTAAGTTTGTATCACTATTCACAGGACTAACTAACTATTCAGATATACTCAATGATATAGTTAATAAACTTAAAATTACTAATGATACGAAACTCGTTAGCTCTAAGCAATATATACCGTCAACCGAGACAGTAATTGGTATTGTAAGACAAGACTTTACTCTAACAGATATCAATTACTGGTCTCAGTTTAATATTTCTACCACTACTCTAAAGAAATTTGGAGTAAGTAGTATAAAATATTATCTATGTAACGGAGTTGTAAAGGGTATTTACAAGGATAGTAATCCTATGTATGCTTATAAGGTCTATAACAATTTTAAGATATATAGACCTTTAGCAGATAAATATACAAAGTGGCGTAATAACCTGACTGAGAACGACATTCAGGGGTTTAAACAGTTACCTAAAACTGGAGATATACTCATTATTACAAAGAGTATGAAAGACGTCATGTGTTTATATGAGATGGGTATTCCAGCAATAAGCCCATCATCAGAGTCTACATTTATCCCAGATAAGGCTCTAAACCAGCTTAAGAAGCGTTTTAAACGTATAATTATCTTATTTGATAGAGATACAGCTGGAGTTAAATACCTTCGTAAAATGAGCCTTAAAACAGGCTTAGAAGGAATGTTAGTCCATAAAAAGTTTAAAGCAAAAGATATATCTGATGCAGTTAAGCTTAATGGATTTGAAACTATTAAAAATTGGTTATATGAAGAAATTTATTAAAAAAGTTGGTTTTATATTATCTATTCCATTAGTTTGGTTATTAGTAATATATAATATACCTACTTTCTTATTAGACTATATAATAAACTGGTTACGGTCTACTAGTAATATGGCTAATATAATAAGGTGTTGGAAATTACTCAAATTTGGAGTAATTAGTCTATACAATAATAAAGACGTAACATTAGAAAGTACTATAAAAGCATATAATAAGGATGAATGGATTACATTTAATAGTACAAAAAAAATAAAGGTTAATGAGAAGAAAAAAATAGTTAAATAGTAAAGTACGAAATGCAACTCCAAATGAATATGATGGAATTAAATTTCGTAGTAAACTTGAAACTTATACATATAAAAAGCTGAAAGAGGCAAATATCATGGCAGATTACGAGATGCATCGATATGAGCTACTTCCAGCTTTTACTTTTAATAATAAAAAGTATAGAGCAATGACTTATCTACCCGACTTTGTAGGAGATAACTTTGTTATTGAATGTAAAGGATATCCTAATGAAGCTTGGCCTTTAAGAGAGAAACTATTTAGATATTACTTATATAGTAATAATATAGGAGTCAATTTCTATATAGTCCATAATCAGAAGGAGGTAGATGAGTTAAT